TCGTCGCCGCGGCTCGCGCATGGATCGGCACGCCCTATCATCACGCGGCCGACGTCAAGGGCCCCAAGGGCGGCGTCGACTGCGCCATGCTGCTGGTGCGCGTCTATTGCGACCTCGGCCTCGTGGAAAAATTCGATCCGCGGCCCTATACGCGCGACTGGATGCTGCACCGCGACGAGGAACGCTATCTCGGCTTTCTCCTAGCTCGGGCTGAGCTTGTCGAAGCCCCCGGCCCGGGCGACATCGTTTTGTTCCGCGTCGGGCGCTGCTACGCGCATGGGGGGATCGTGACGAGGCCGGACCCGCTGACCATCGTCCACGCCTTCGCCGGCGCGCGCGTGGTGCTGGAGGACGAGATCGCCCGCTCGTCCGAACTGGCGGCGCGGCTGAAGACGGCGAAATTCGCGAGTTATTGGGGATGAACGGGCTAACGGCAGCCGCCGGTTCTCCTCCCCCCTTGTGGGGGAGGCCGGGAGGGGGGTCTCGCGGAACGTTCAGCCTAAATCCGGCAGTTGGAGAAGATAATCCCGTCATATCATCAGCTTAGCGTCTTTCTCGGCAACTGCTCCGTAGTTGTCAGCCAAGCCGAATTCCTCCTTTCTATCAAGACCTTGAACCGTAATCAGCCAGCGCAACTGCCGGATTTAGGTTCAGTGAGACCCCCCACCCCAACCCGCCCCCACAAGGGGGGCGGGGGCGCGCTCGGCGCTCTAATCTTGGGCTCCGCTAATGGCCTTCCTCCGCCGCAGCAACAACGCCAAGCCCGATTACACGGCGCTGCAGATTCAGACCTCGACTTCCATTCTGCCGATTCCGATCGTCTGGGGGCGGAACAAGATCGCGCCGAACCTGCTGTGGTACGCCAATTTCCAGGCCGTTCCGGGCGGGTCGGGCAAGGGAATTGGCGGCAAGGGCGGACTGTTCGGCGGCGGCGGCGCGGCGGCCGGCGCCGATTACACCTATACCGCCGACCTGATCCTGGGTTTATGCGAAGGGCCGATCGCCGGCGGGCCGTTCGGCAACGGCATCGGGCTGATCTGGAAAGACCTCGCCATCTATGTGGCGCTCGAACTCGGGCTCGGCTCCTATCCGGGCTCGACGCCGCAGCCCGTGTGGCCCTATCTCGCGGCGATCTACCCGTACAACGCGCTCGCCTACCAGGGGACAGCCTATCTTTGGGGCGCGGGCTACAACCTCGGCGACTCCGCTTCGATCGGCAACCACAACGTCGAGGTCTACGGGCCTTTCGCCGGGACCGGCGTCAACGGGATCGACGCCGATCCGGCGCAAGTCATCTACGACTTTCTGACCAACGCCCAATATGGCGCGGGCTTCGACCCGGCGAGCATCGACGCGACGACGCTGTTCGGCTCGGGCGGCGACGCGTCGTTGCAGACCTATTGCCGGGCGATGGGCTTCGCCTTCTCGCCGGTGTTGATCAGCCAGGAACAGGGCTCGAGCATCCTGACCCGCTGGCTCACACTGCTGTCTTGCGCTGCGGTGTGGAGCGGCGGGCTGCTCAAGTTCATTCCGTACGGCGACACGGCGATCTCGCAGGGGTCGCAAACGAGCTTTCAGACGCAGCTTTCCATTCCCTCGACCGTGCCCGACACGGCGACCTATTTCCATCCGCCCTCTTACGTCACCGTGGCGACGCCGCAAAACTTCGTCTCGGACGGCGGCGTCGTGTTCGCCTTCTCGAACGTCCCCTTCGCCTTCATCGGCGCGAACATCCCGTCGAATACCGGCACTTACGGCATGATCACGCCGGGAACCTACATCTTCGCCGCGGTCGATTACGGCAAGCCGATCGTCATCACCTGGACCGGCTCGGCGGCGACGTCTTTCGTGCCGAACCTGACGCCGGTCTACGCCCTGACCGATTCCGACTTCATCGACGAGAAGGGCAACAAGGATCCGGTCCAGGTCGAGCGCGCCGACGTGTTCTCGCTGCCGACCATTCAGCGCTTGGAAGTGCTGTCGCGCTCCAACCAGTACAGCGCGACGCCCGTCGAGGCGCGCGATCAGAGCCAGATCGAAATTTTTGGCCCGCGCGTAGGATCAACGATCCAAGGACATGAAATCTGCGACGAGTTTGTCATAGGCCCGCTGGTCGCGCAGACGATCCTGCAGCGCGAGCTCTACGTTCGGACGAAGTTCAAGTTCAAGCTCTCCTGGGAATATTGCCTGCTCGACCCGATGGACGTCGTCACCATCACCGATTCGAACTTGGGTCTTTCGAACTACCCCGTGCGCATCATCGAAATCGAGGAGGACGACAAGGGCCTGCTCGCGGTCACGGCCGAAGAGCTGGTGACGGGCGTCTCGACGCCGGCCTTCTACCAGAACGCCTCGACCACCGGCAGCTTCCAGCAGAACTGGGGCGTCCCGGCGGTCCCGGTCAACACGCCGCTGATCGTCCAGCCGCCGCTCGCCCTGACCAACGGCGTGGCGCAGATCTGGGTCGGGGCGTCGGGGAGCGAGGGCGGCGGCGGGACGCAATGGGGCGGCGCCAACGTCTATGTCTCGGTCGACGGCGTGACCTATTCGCAGGTCGCCGTCATCACCGGGCCCTTGCGCGAGGGCGTCCTGACGGCGAGCCTGGCGGCGGCGGGGGGATGGGATTCGGTCGACACGCTCGCGGTCGATTTGAGCGAGAGCGGCGGGACGCTGGCGGGCACGAGCCAGGCGGCGGCGATGGCCGGGGCGACGCTGTCGCTGGTCGACAGCGAGTTTCTGGCTTACGAGACGGCGACGCTGGTCAGCGGCAACGCCTACGACCTGACCGGCCTGGCGCGCGGCCTCGGCGGCTCGGGCGCCGCAGAACATTCGACCGGCGCGGCCTTCGCCCGCATCGACGGCGCGGTGCTGCAATACGACCTGCCGGCCAACTTTACCGGCCAGACGCTCTATTTCAAGTTCCAGAGCTTCAACGTGTTCGGAGGGGGGGCGCAGGAACTATCCTCCTGCGCGGTCTACACGTTCAACGCGCCGGCCGGGGCGGACCCGATCGCCGCGCAGCTCGCGAGCGGCTTTCCGCTCGATCTCGGCTCGGTCCAGTCGCCGCCGACGATCGCCGACGATTTCGGCCAGGTCATGGCCGCCGTAGGCGGTTCGATCGACCTCGGCGCGGTCGCGGTGACGGCGTCGCATCCGATCGCGACGCAGCTTCTGGCGGGCTCGCCGGTCGACCTTGGGCCCGTGACCGGCGCTATCAGCGTGTCCGACGACTTCGGCTCGACCAATGACGCGGCGAGCCAAACCATCGATCTGGGCGTCGCCTGAAGGCAGACGCGGTCCCCTTCGCCCCGCTTGCGGCTACCGCATTCACACATCTTAGGTCGCGGCGCTTGTCCTCCCCCGCGAAGCGGGGGAGGGGGACCGGCCGAAGGCCGGTGGAGGGGGCTCGCGGCCGCATCTGTACCGAGGATTGCGCCCGCGGGCATCCCCACGGCTATTACTTCGATTGGCGCCGCCGCCTTGCCCCCTCCACCACGCTTCGCGTGGTCCCCCTCCCCCGCTTCGCAGGGCTTCGCAGGGGAGGAAGGCGGCGGCACCGCGCGGAGCTCGATGAAAACGACGTCGAGTCGACTTGTGTGAATGCCATAGCCGCTTGCGGGGAGAAGGTGGCGCGAAGCGCCGGATGAGGGGCGACGCCAGGGGTCGCCTCCGTCCCTCAGCGCAGCCCCTCACCCCGGCCCTCTCCCCGCTTCGCGGGGCGAGGGGGCGCAAATGGAGCCAACATCTTGAGTGAACAACTGCAACTCCGGCGCGGCACCGCCGCGCAGGTGACCAGCGGCGCGCCGGCGCAGGGCGAGCCATGGGTCGACACGACGAACAACCGCATCTGCATCGGCGACGGGTCGACGGCGGGCGGGTGGCCGGCGGCGAAGCTCGCCGAGGTGGTGACCAACACCCGCACCGCCGTCTCGGACGCCGCCTACACGGCGCTGACGACCGACCGGATGATCGCCTATAGCGCGCTGACCGCGGCGCGCGCCGTGGCGCTGCCGGCAGCCAGCGCCTTCCCGACCGGGACGCGGCTCCTCGTGATCGACGAGACGGGCAATTGCTCGTCGCTTCTCACGATCACGCTGAACCGCGCCGGCTCGGACACGATCGGCGGCGGAACGAGCATCGTCATCAACCAGGCCTACGGCTTCGCGGCGATCGAGAGCAACGGCTCCAACTCCTGGACGGTCATCGATCAGGGGTTTGAACTTCCGCTCGAGACGCTGGCCGAAGGGCCGAATGGCGCCAGCATTCAGGCGGGCGTGCTCGAAGGCCTCGCGTCCGGCCTTTCCGGGTCGAGCGTCACGACGTCGGTCCAGATCCCCGCCAATTGCATCGTCCTCGGCGTCGGCGCGCGCGTGACGACCGCGATCACGGGCGCGACGAGCTACAGCGTCGGCGTTTCCGGCGCCACGACGCAATTCGGCTCCGCGCTCTCGATCGCGGCCGGGTCGACGAACTACGGCCTGATCGGGCCGACCGCCTTCTACAGCGCGACTTCCATTCTGCTGACCGCGGCCGGCGGAAGCTTTACCGCCGGCGCGGTGCGGCTCTCCGTCCACTACCTCCTCTGCGCGCCTTCGGCTTCGTAATCCCCTCTCCCGCTCCGCGGGAGAGGACGGCTCACGCGTCAGCGTGAGCCAGGTGAGGGGAAGCGCCCCCTCATCCGGCGTTCCCACCGACGTCACGGCGCTGCACAGCATCGCGACCGGCGGCTCGACCACCGCCAACACCGTCGGCGGCGCCGGCCTGCCGACCGGCGCCCACACAATCCAGTAATTCCAAGAGGAAAACGATGACAACGACATTCGCCCGCATTGGGTGCGGCGCGGCGTTCGCGCTCGCGCTGGCCTCTCCCGCCTTGGCGCAAACTTATCACGACACGGGCGGCACGACCGTCCCCGGCGTCGTCGTCGTGGATCCGACCGACAACACGGGTCCATTGTTTACTTCAACCAATCCCGGCAAGGTCGCTGGCACGTTCTCGGCGACCCTCTCCGGTTTTGCACCGACGCCGGCCTATTCACAATTGAACGTGGGGCCGAGCTCGGCGCGGGTGGGGCTGCCGAGCGGAACGGCCGTCGTCGTCTATAACACCGGATCGTACGCCGCCTATGTGACGCTCGGCAATTCGAGCGTGACCGCGACCACGTCGGACGATGTGATCCAGCCCAACTCATGGATGGCGTTCACCGTCGGCTCCAATACCTACCTGGCGGCGATCGAGACGGCAGGCGCAACCGCGCTTAATATTTCCGGCGGATCAGGCCTACCGACCGGGGCGGGCGTCGGCTCGGGCGGTTCGGTGCCAACCGGCTCGGCCGGCTCGCCAAACGCCAGCGTCGTCTCGGTGCAGGGGATCTCGGGAGGAACCGGAGTCCCGGTGACGGGAACCTTCTGGCAG